CTGAATTGTCGCGTCCTGCTTTGTATGCTCCAAATACATATACCCATCATGGAAATATGCGTCATACACACCGTCAAGCGCGTCCGTCCGGATCCGCATGTGCGTAAGCGGGTGAGCGCAAAAGTAAAATCCTGCAATCCCATTTGTGGCATCGATCATGAGGAAATAGTTGTCAGCGTCATAGTGAAGCTCCTGCTTATCCATTTCCCGCTGCTGCCTCTGCTGCCGGAAGTGCAGCACAGCGGTCAGTATCAGCAAAAGCCCGATCACAATAATCATTGCTCTGATCCAGGGATGTATCTTTTTCATGTCAGGACTCCTTCACTGCATACTGGTTATCAGAAGCAAGGTTTACTCCCAGAACCTCATCAAAGTGTGGTTCCTGTCCGGGGATAAACCGGCCGTACTTCACAATGATATTCGGGAAGAACTTCAAGTAATCTATCCATGCTCTGTCATCCGCCTCTTCTCTTGTGTAGCCGGTATAAATCACAATCGTGTCATCCGTCTTATCTCGGAATTCCGCTACCAGATCAAAGACCTCCGGAGAGTCGAACGGTTCTAATCCCTGGAAAACAACAGCCTTCGTGATAGGATTGTTTACATACCGGTCTACGATAGATTCCGCAGATACAAAGATATCCTCCATTCCGGCAACACCTGAATTCTGGCACAGATCTTTTCCGCACTTGAATGAACACTTCGGAAACATGATGGTCATTGACGGGACTTTGTAATTTACAAAGTCCTCGTCAATAATCCCCTTAACTGCAATCTCAGTCATGGTTTACATTCTCCCACTCCCTCAGTTTGTATTCTTCTTTACGTTTCTCCGACCATGTTTTGATCTTCGTAAAGAACCCCACAATCCGGGTATACTCACTGTCTACGGGTTTCCCGCACTCAGGACAGATATCCCCGTAGAACGCGTGGTTGTTCTCGCAGGCCTGGATCCGTGGATTGAAGGCAAAATAGGTGACGCCCTGATCCGCAACATAATTGATTAAATCCCATGCCTTCTCAAACGAATCAAACGGAGCATCAATGTTGATGTGCAGGATAGACCCGCCGTTACAGTACCGGTCAAACTCAGCCGCGATCCTGACCCGTTCCTGGATGGTAGTCTTGACTCCCAGCGGGATAAACTGATTACCGTATAATGGGAGATCGTAAACACCGCCCTCCGGATGGAAGAATTTATCTTTCCTCATCAGCTTATCAGCTGCGCTCTCACCCGGGATCTGCTCTGTGTTGACCTGATAATCACAGCCATACTTTTTGATGAATTCATCTGCCGTCTGTCTCATGGTCTTGAAGATTACTTCTCCAAACCGGAACGCATCTTCTGTGTAATAAGTGTTTCCGAATTCATCTGTTCTGGTATAACCGAATTTCTTCAGCGTCTCATAGATACCGATAAACCCGATGGTATTGTACAGATGCTCAAAATCAATCAGGCCGTAGCTGAAATTAGGAAGAATACCTTTCTCCACATTCCGCCGGATAATATGTCTGACCGCATCCAGCGCACACAAGCAAATCCACGTCCTCCTGTGTAGCGTATCCAGATATTCGACCTCTGAATTGGTGTCCAATGCGATTCTCGCAAGGTTCACTGTATTTACCTTGACGGATCCGACCTTCAGCGCCGTTCCACCGATGGAATTGAAATAACCCAGATCCTCGATATTCGATTTGAGACGGCAGCAGTTTGAAAGCGAATTCACCGAATTATCCACAAAAAGGTTGCTATCGTACCATTTCATGTTGTGTTTGACAGCCCACTTTGCAAAATCCTCATCAACAAACTTTCCTTCTTGCCTCAGAAGGGAAATTGTGCTGACCGGGAAAGTAAACATGTTGGTGCTGCGGATGTCCGACATTACTTCCATGTACCACTTCTGAAAATCAATGATCTGTTCTTCATAGTCGATCATGAAAGTTCCGTCCGGAAACTCAGCCCCGCCGAAAAGGGCCTCATAGTATTCATGGTCAAAAACAGATGTGTTCGTAAATGCGCTCTGCGATCCGTCACGCACATACGGCTGGTTCACAGCATAAATAAATCGCTGAAAGTTCTGCTTTGCGTAATACTGTTCGTTGTGGCTTGTCCTTATACCCAGATAGTCAGCTTCTACGTCCTTTTTCCAGAAATAGAACATATACGGCAAAATATTCGGGAGTCCGACCGCGCCGGATGTCCGGTTACAGGTGAAGCTCACGTATTCCTTTACGAAATCCACAAAAGTAGTCAGATGTTTCGCCGCTTCCGGATTCTGCCCTTCGATAAAGAAAAGGCCCTTTTCTGCAAGATCCTTCAGGTCATAGGCAAAACAGTACGGGCGGAAAGAAGATGACGGGGCATCATGCATATACAACATTCCGACCCACTCCATCTGAAGCCATTCATTTGCTACCTTAAATCCGAATTTCTTTGAAAGCTCGTAATAAATCTTATTGAATGCCAGGAGCTTAGAATGCGGTTTCGGCATTTCACGCTCCAAAGTCACGATGTCCTTTCGGGACACATTTGCATTGCTGTCTACACTTGCATCTGCCACGGTTTCCTTATCGATGAAGTTATCAATAAAGTCCGTGTAACTCAGCTGGTCATCATCAAACCCGTTCAGCTTTGCAATCTCCGATCCGTATGTTGACTGCAGCTTGTTATACTGCGATACGAAATCCTTTAACAATTTGATATTTACCTGCATCTTTATCCTTCCTTGCTATCGACCCATTTAATAGCAGTGCTGAAATCCATTGATTCTCCGTCAACATCCAATACCGGCGCACTCATAAAGCCCCGGCGGATCATCTCATCGACATCATCTGATATCCTGAATTCAATACCCTTGTCCGTCAGCTTTTGTGCCAGAACTTTACAGCGCGGACAGTTTGTCGAAAACAGTGTGACATCCATCATCTGTCTTCCCCTCCTTCCTGTATTTGGTTTACGCGCCCGACAAGCGGGCGCGGATTCAAGATCAGGTTGAGAAGCCCAGGGCCAGCGGGTAGGAGTTGGACGCGTAGCCATTGCCATTGTAGCCGCTGCTGTACACACCACCGAAGTAATGGCTGACAACAGCGGACCGGCACCACCAGAACGAGGCCATAGCACGGCTCTCATCATCTGAAAATAGATCCGGATACCCACCCTCAAATACCTCCGAGAAGGACGGGATCCAGATTTTATCCACCACTTCATCCGTGTAGCAGTTCCAGTCAGCATCATACGCCACCTGCCGTTTCAGCACAGGAACGATGATTCTCTTCAGGTCATCCGGCAGCCGGTTATACAGCTCATCATTCAACCATTTGCGTAGATCCGACTTGCTGTATTCACCGAACCAGTCATGATGTATCCGATGTCTTTTTGCTGTCAGGTCTCCTGCAATCCATGTCGCACTGACCGGTTCCCCGTCTGCTTTTACATCTCTGTGTAATCCGGCAAGGCGCATTCTGATAACTCCGTCTTCACCTAAATCCACGAGCTTATAATCTCCGGGAGCATATGCTTTCAATAGCGCCCCAACGAGCTGCAGCTCTTCAATTTCTGCCCAGGTCTCTTTGATCTCTCTTCCGATTTTCATAAAGCCTCCTTATTCAACCGGTCTTTTCCAGTCTGTCAAAACTGATAATTGGTTTCCTCTCGCCTTCTTTGAGATAAGCACAATTCGCCTCCACAAGTGCTTTCGCAACCGGCGGTGAAACACTGTTCCCTATCTTTGCGACCTGCTCTGCTACAGTCATTCTCTTCCATGCAAGGTCATATCCGATAATGTAGTCATCTGGAAAACCCTGCATAACCTTCAGCTCTGTAGGTTTGAGCATCCGCAGGAATATATCTGAAATAATGTATTTCTGACCGTCAATGGTCAGCAGTACATTAACCAGACCAAATCTGTCTTTTGTCGTGATCGTGGCCAGAGGCTCTGATACCTGCTGTCCGCATCCCTGGCCGTAATACTTGACCAGGAAGGCCGATATCACGCCAAAGTGTCCGGGGCTTGTCGTAATCGTGTGCAAAGGCTCATCGCACCCCTGACCGATCCCCGTTTTATAGAACTTTGTCACAAAGGCCGTTACCAGACCATACCTGTTTGACGTGTCTATGGTTCTCAATGGCTCTGTGAGGACCTGCCCTCTGCTGTCCCCGTCCTTCTGTTCTCCGTGGTACTGAATCAGGAAAGCAAGCGCCCGTTTATCCTGCACAATGTACGGATCCGGACTCTCAACAATATACTTACGTATACCGTTCGCAATCCTTCGCTGTGTAGCCTCCGCCAGCGGCCGTTTTCTGTCGAAGATCGACTGCCCCAGATCCGACCAGTCTATATAGTCCCCACACGGTTCCCAAAGTGGTTCCCTGTCTTTAAAATGAGACTGCTGCGGCCAGACTATCGGCCTGCCATCCCTGCGGAATATCGCATACCACCTTTTCCGCGTCGTAGGAGCGCCGTAGTCGGCCGCAATCAGCTCTCTGCTATCGAATGTATACCCCAGACCTTTAACCGCCGTTATGAACCTGGAATACTCTTCTCCCATCTGTTCTTTTATCGGCCTGCCGTTCTCATCCAGGGGACCCCACTGCTGTATCTCTTCGACGTTCTCCATGATAATGACATCCGGCTTTACCGCTTTCGCGTGCTTGTAAACCGCCCATGGAAGCATCCTGATCCCGCTCACACGGGGCTTTCCACCTTTGGCCTTAGAGAACTGCGTACAGTCCGGAGAAGCCCACATAAGGGCCACATGACGGCCACCAACGTATTTCTGCAGATCAACCTCAAAGATATCCTCTGTCAGATGAAGTGTTTTCGGGTGATTGACGGTATGCATCCGTATGGCCTGCGGATCATGGTTTACCGCGATATCTACGCTGCGGCCTACCGCCATTTCGATACCGACGGAAGCCCCTCCTCCGCCGGCAAAGCAATCTATTATCAGGTTCGTTTCTCTCATCGTTTCGCCGTCACTCTCGTCTTTTCCAGTTCTGCCAGTTCGCCGCCGCAGGCTGCATATCCGGCCAGATCAACAAAGCTGTCACCGGTTCCGCCGCCGCTCTTAATCCGCGCAATCTTCAGAAGGGACATCATCATTGCCACATCTACCGGTGAAAAGGATACGCCCTTGTAAACGCTCCACAGGTCCGCGATAATCTGAAAGTTCTGTTCCGGTGTACCGTAATCCTGTTCTCTTTCGCCATTTACACACTTGTCAGCCTGCTGTAAAACCTCTTTTCTCTTCATCCCTTGTCACCCCTTAATCACAATCATCGCCGCTAAAGCAGCTGTAAATACCGCTGACAGTACTACGCACCGCCAGCCGACATTCTGTTCCTTCGCTCCCACGCTGCATACTGAAAAGAGCAGCGCCGCGATCATAAAAACCGTCTTTGCAATCAATGTAAAAGTCATTTCTTCAGATCCTCCCAGATATCACCGAACAAAACCGGCAGATCCCACTGCAGCGCTTCCAAAAGCTGTGTAGCTACCTCCCTTATCTGCGGATGGGCGGCCTTACTGCATCTGAGTCTGAGGAAGTGTCTCCACTCTCTGATGTCCGCTGTCATGACAAGCTCTGTCTTCAGACTGTTGGGAAGGACTGCCCTTGCTTCCTGCGGGGAACAACCGGCATTCAGAAGGTCAAAATAAGCACTCTCCGCCTCAATGCAGGCCTTTTCCCATCGGGCATAGGTTTCTGTGCCCTGAGTCAGATAACACGGCTCTATAACCGTAATTTCGTTGTTGTACTTATCCTTACTGTAATTGCAGTACCGTGTGGACTCCTGACAGTAAGCGGCAAGCCTGTGTCTTACGATTTCATGGGATACCCCACGATCACAGATGAATTTGACTGTGAAGGAACAATGTTCCAGGACTGCCTCATGCCCTCTTGAAATGATCCCTTTCAGGAACTTCTCTGCGCTTCCCTCTGTGATGGAATCTTCCGACTTGTAGCAGACACGGCCGCATTCTTCCAGCCGCTCCATGATGACTTTCCCGTTCAAAGGTGTGATGAACTCTACTGATGGTTTTATGATCTTCATGTTTACCCCCTATCAAATGCCAATGCTAAAAGTATGATTACCAGATATGCCGGATACAGGAACATCCACCGCCAGGTGTAAACCACAGACATGATTATCGGTGTGGCCAGTACCCCGATCACCGTTACGGTGATAGCAAAGATCCCGATCCGCATAAGCAGCTTCATAAACACTTTGTCCCAATACTCTTCCGTGAAGATTTCTCTTCCGGATCCCCTGTTTGTGCGCTTCATGTTTTGCCCCCTTATTATTTACTGCCTTTTTCAGCAGTACCCCTCAAACCAGTCATTCGCATATGTGAAAAGCGTCAGCCATGCTGTCACGACAGCAACTATGATAGTTGGTATCCAGCTGTCACTATCTACCGCACAAGCGGCGATCGTCCAGATGATTAGGCATATATACGCCTGTACCTTTAAAACCGTATTCTTCATGAACTCACTCCCCTTAATCCTTCGTGAAGAAATCTCCTACCCATCCTGCCGCATTCAGCGGCATATCTGCCGCCCATGCCGGCGGCTGCTTCATGATATCGACTACCTGCTGCAGCATCGCCTTGTTGTCTGCATAGGGCTTTATATCAATGACCACTTCATCATGCACATGGAAGACAATGGGAAACCCTGCCGCTTCCAGGCGTTCAATCGCCTCTGCCAGACAATCACGAGCAATAGCCTGCACAACGTTCTCTGTCAGTTTCCCGCCGTAGGTCTCTATCTCTTTCCACTTCTTCGATGTCTGGTCCATACCCCAGTACGTGATAGACTCACCACCAAACCGGTTCGTTCCGATCTTCGGATTGATGTAAAAGAGCTTCCGGCCGGAAGGTAACGTGATCGTGAAGCAGTAAACACCCTGGTTATAGTCATACTCCCTTGCCAGCCATAACCCGTGTACATTCACGGCCCCGCCAAAACCGATAACCTGCCGCGCCCCTTCATCCATTTCATACCAGAGACTTTGAATGTGCCTGTTCGCGGTCCTCCATCTCTGTACGATGTCCGGCAGTTCCTCCTCGTGTAACCCCATGTCCAAAGCGCCCATGTTAATGAGCGCCCCGGCGCTTCCCTGATATCCTAAAGCCAATTCAGCGACCTTCCCTTTTGCCCTCAGAGCATATTCAGGATTTCCCTTCTTAATCAGCTCTATCGGTACGCCGAACATCTGTGAAGCGGAAGCCTCGTAGATCTTCCCGTGCGTCCGGAATACTTCCAGTCTCCATTGTTCACCGGCCAGCCAGGATATCACACGTGCCTCTATAGCGCTGAAATCAGCATCAATCAGTACATTCCCCGGACTGGCAATAAAGGCCGTCCTGATGAGCTGTGAGAGCGTATCAGAGACAGATCCGTAAAGGCATCTGACCGCCGTTGTCTTCCTGTCTGTGACAAGCTCACGGGCAAGCTCTATCGGATCCGTGTACGTCCTCGGAAGGTTCTGAACCTGCACCAGCCTTCCAGCCCATCTGCCTGTCCTGTTGGCTCCGTAGAACTGCAGAAGGCCTCTGACGCGTTTATCCGGACACACGCATATCTTTATTGCGTCATATTTCTTCGTGGATGTCTTTCCAAGCTCCTGACGGATCTGCAGCATCCTCTGTACATCCGGACTGTTATCCTCACGGTTCAGCAGCTTTTTCACAATGTCCTTTGACAAGCTCTGGATCTCCGGCTCCTCTTCGCCGGCTCCGATCTCTTTATTCAGCCAGTCCTTCAGCTGTGAAACGCTATTCGGATTGTCAAGGTTCGTAATCTGTTCCGCCTCTTCGATCATTTCCGTCTTTACCTGGTTACCCATGATAAGAGCGCCTTCTACAAAGGGCATATCAACCGCAACGCCTCGGAAGTTAATCCTCAGATCCGTTTCCCATTGCTTCTGTACAAAGTCGGGAACCGGGAAGGAAGACAAACGGTTTTCTATCTCCATTTCCGTTACCACGTCCTGACAGCAATACTCTTTGAAGAGCTTCCATTTATCCGGATCGTGATGAGGATAATTCCTGGTCCGCTGCCCGTTACTCTTTGTCGGCCGGCATGGTACACAAAAGTATCGGATCAGGTCTCGACCGGTTTTCAATTTCTGCTTATCCTCCGGCAAGCCCAGCGCCCTGCCTGTCGCATCCAGTCCCGCTGTGTAGCCACAATACAGACCGTGGAACATCGTGCAGCGCCACTGCGCCGGATACATCTGCCCGTAATACTTTGACAGGCATCCGAATTCAAACGGTGCATTGTAGGCGTGCTTTACATAGGCCGGATTAACCAGGGCCGTTTTTAACCATTCCGGAACCGGTTCCCCGCTTGCCAGATCAATGATCTGAACCGGCTGCCCGTCCACAGAATAGGCAAAAAGCAATATCTCAAAACTCGGATCCAGAATGTACCGTTGCGCTCCCGTCTTTGCGATAGGTGCATCAGAGTACGTTTCCAGATCGATTGATAAGTGATGCATCATAAGGTTGCCTCCTTCATCACTTGTAATTCTCCTGAAAAATACGGGTACTCCCATACCGATGCACCGTTTAACAACCTCAGATCGTCGGTTCTCACCTGCTCCAATCGTTGTATATGGTTTCCCCGTATACCGGTCTTTCCCGGCCGCCACAGTGTATTTATTCGTACTTTGCTGCGCTACCTTACACTGCCATTACGTCGCTCTCCCACTTGTCACGGAAATGGGCGGGAACCGGATGAATTAACCGAACATCACCGGACGGACTCCTTACAGCGCACCGCCTTGCCGCCCTTTATTCCTTTTTATGAGGTGATGAATAAAGAGTAAGAACGTCCACCTCATCGGAACGGCGGGACTCGAACGCGCATCCTGCGGCTTGCACAACTGATAGTTTAGGAACATGACAAAATCCTCCGCCGCTGCTTTCCCTTTTAAGCTACGTTCCGAAAAGTTCCGCCGTTATGTTTTATGACCGACGGCTGAACAGTTCGCGGTCAGCGGTTGCATCGTTTATGTCTAACAGTCATTCACTCCAACCTGCTGAAGTTTCGCCCGTGCCACGGCCTCTTCTCCCTAATCCGTGTACACGCTGACTCCGGGCGGTTAAGGCTTGACCTGCACCGGTTTTTTCGCTCAAGGGTTTGACCTTCCCTGTGTAGCCGTCCTTTTCTGCTTGTACCGCTGGACTCAGCCCCTTATTTACGGCGTATATTTTGGGCGCGCAAAGATCTGCAGCTCTCACGCCAGCGACTACTTCGGAACGACAGGACTTGAACCTGTATCACAAGTAGGTGACGAATCTCTTGTTGTTTACCGTCAAAGCTCTACCATTGAGCTACGTTCCGAAATGGGCCGTCCATCCAAAGATCGCCAAGCAGTCGTATTCGCTCCGTGCGATTGCTCCGTTCCAAAACGGTAACGGCTTTAACTCTGCTCCGACTGTGAAAAATTCACGGCCCCGTTAGTATTTCATTTCTCATCGGAACGGCAGGAATCGAACCTGCTCAATGGTTATTCCCCTGTTTCTTCCGTCAAGACCGCTCTTCTACAGAGTCAAGGCTACCTTGCTCAAAAGTGTCCTATTACCCATCACCCGCCCCTGCGGGAAGGCTCCCAATGCCCTACGTTCCGATATGCGCCATATCCCCAAAGGCGCGTCCTACTTCCGCATTGCCAGACCGCTGCGTTTTCAGGTTTCTCACTCGACTGGCTTTCTGGATGCCAACAGGAGGAGGATTCGTCTTACCTCTCGCGTCATTTACACGAACGTTCATGTAAATTCATAGGTTGAGGCTTTCAGGAGACTGCAAGCCTGCCTGGTTTAACGTGGGAAGACACCACGGCTTATCCGGGTGAGGATTTGCACCTCACATGACAGGACCCCACTTATCACTCCTCCTAATTGTCCTATCTTTACTTAGCGTTTACCTATTCCGCCACCGGATAAATTGCGGATAACTGGTTCGTCCGGGGCAGACGTGTTATCCGCGTGATCCCCTTGCGGTTCTTAGGGTGTTCCGTAATGCCGCCAATTATGTCCCCAGTGTATGTTTTGTTAAGGCAGTTCCGGCTCTGCCGTGAAAAGGAGAAAAACTATGAAGAACTTACATGGGCTGTCCTGTGATCGGATTGATCTGAACCCCGCTCATCTGCGGACCGCCCATCGGCTGGCCAGTAATCGGATTGATATTCATTCCGGTATTCTGGTAACCCGTCTGTCCAGGTGTGGCCGCCATCGCTCCGCCGTAGTTCGGTGTAGCTGTTCCCTGCGGACCCGCTCCAAAGCCGATACCGGGAGCGACGGCCTGACCGATACCGTCAAAGTCGGAAGCAGCAGACGCGCCACCGGACAGCGGCTCTCCGTCTCTGGTCTTCATGACGTTACCCAGGCCGCAACCAACACCCTTGTTTCCTCTGCTGTAGGAGAAGAAATTAAGCGTTACACGGGCATACATGCCGGAATAAACATCCTTCGGTGCAAGCTCGACATTGATATTGGAGATGTCAACGACCTGCGGCTTTCTGGTATTGTCCGGAGTGTTCGCTGTAATAACCCAGTGGCCTTTGCACTCAGGGCCGAATTCGTCTCCGCCCTTACGCCTGCCGTCACCATCCCAGATCAACGGAGAAGCCATTTCAGGCCGCAGACCCTTCCACTTGTTAGCCACACCGTCCTCATAAGCAGCTTTAATAGCAGAGTCGATATCTGCCTTTGTTGCCACATCCGTTTTCGGTATCAGCAGTGTTACGCTGTATCTCGGCTTTTCACCGGGAGCGGCATCTTTTCTCAGGGACGGCTCATTCAGATGGCAATAGGAAAGTCTGACTTCACCGGTTAAAACTTTAGTAGGGATATTCTGATACATATATTTGCCTCCTTAATGTGAATACTGTTCTTTCAGTTCCTCTAATTTGGGAACCCGTTTCTGGAACCTTTCATACCTGGCCTTTGCCGCCTTCACTTTGTTCATCAGCCGTTTATTATGGTTCCGTCTTTTCTCGCGTTCTTCTTTGTCGCTGATATAGTTGCCGGATGAATCGAACTTTGGATCCTGATATTCCTTTTGGAACTTCAGGCTTTCCTCATTCCATTTGTCCTTCAGATCTTCCAGGATCTCAGGAATATAGGAGAAGAAAGAGCGGGTGCTTTCTTCATTTCTCCAATATTCCTCATCCATCAGCTTGAAGAACTTCCGGAGATTGGTGATCGGCATTTCCTCCATGGCTACCGGCATATTCAAAGTCATCCGGCAGCCATAACGCCTGAACTCCAAACTTCTCTCTGTCATGACTGTGTAGCTCCTGCAAAATCAGCCGCCGCCGGACTGTACGGCTCCCGCTTATCTGACTGCTCTACCAGTGTGGGTTTCCCCATTGGCTTTACAATGTGGCTCCCCATGACTTCAGCAAATTCCTTCTTACCCATCATCTTTTCCAGTTCAGTGAGGGTTTTCGGCTTCCTGTCATACAGGACAGCTTCGTCATATCCGGCCTTCTTCGCTGCTTCCAGAGCTGCGTCCGTATCATCAAACGCCCTGTTTGATCTTCCGGCCACTGCTTTCCATCCGGGGATCTCTTTTCCGGTCAGAATCGCTTCCAGCGCATAATCCTTCAGATCGTTGTACCAGCTGACAAGCTGCTCACCCCTGAAAAGCAGATCCCCGACATCCGCATCCGTCAGAACCGGCGGAAGGGTAAAGCCGGCATCCATGGCCGCTGCCCTCTGTGTCTTCTCTTCTTCCGTCAGCTTTCCGTCAATCGGAAGATCTTTGAAGTCTTCCAGGGCGGTCATATTCTCTGACCTTGCTCTGCATACCGCGCGGCCTTTACAAAAACGACACCACGGACCTTCCTTGAACTCAGCGCCTATACCGGTAACGGCCTTCTGTGCAATCGGTTTGATCTGTTCTCCCCAGGAAAGAAGGTCCTCAACCGGGATTGTCTCCTCACTGACCTCTTCCGTAATGCGGGGCTGTACGATTGCCATTGAAACCTTCTTCACCGCGTAAAGCATCCCATACTGCTTCAACGCTCCCAGCGCATACAGGCGCATCTGTGAATTGTTTTCTGCCGATACGGGAACACCCTTGCCGTGCTTGTAATCGACTATACAAAGCGTATCGCCGCCGATTATCAGACAGTCACAGGTTCCGAAACCTTCCGGAACATACTCAGAGAAATCAACTCTGACTTCCTGCCGCTGATACGGTTTTCCTGAAAAGGACATCACCTTTTCCCAAACGTACTGACCGTAAAACTCTGCGGTCTTCATCATTTCTTCCTGGAAAAGCGGATCCTCACGGCATTTCTTAATCTGTGAGTTATACTTCCGTTTCGTGATCTCACCGGAATTGTATTCAGCTGTCAGCTCACAGATCCGATGTGCCAGCGTCCCTTCCTTCGCATACGGTCCCGGATCTCCGTCCGGGAACTGTGCTTCAAAAGTCGGGGCCATCGTACAGTTCAGCCATCTACCGGATCCGGATGCACTCGCCTTCGCATGGTCGTTCGGTGTAGCCATCCGCACTCACCTCCCTCAGATACTCGCGCCCAGAGCTTTCAGCCCCTCTGCAAATGCCGGATACTGACTCGGATCCAGAAGATTGACTGCCGGAACTCCGAACTGCTTCAGCAGATCCAGAACATCCTTTGTTCTTCCCTGATCGATGAGAGCCGCGCCTGCTCTGCTGATCGTTTCCAGGTCAATCACCGGCGTTGCTGCCGTAACAGGTGGATTCATGAACCGCTGCTGCGCTGTCTGATCCGACTGTACCGTCTGCGCCTGTGCTGCAGGAATCTGGTCAACCGCGTTCTGTGCTACAGCCTGCTGCGCATTCGTATTGACTGCAGGAACACTTTCCACAGTAGCCGATGCAGGAGTAACTGTAGGGTTTCCTGCGACCTGTACTCCACTGAGCTGCGTCTGCACCCCTTCCGGACTCAGGACCACCGATCCTTTTAGCGCCACTGCCAGTTTTTCGATTGCTGCTGAAAGATCCGGTGCGGTTGCCTCGATGTTTACTTTGATTTCCAACATAGTTTTGCCTCCTTGTATGTGATTGCTATACCGCTTGTTTCCTCTGTTCTTCCCGCCGCCGTAACCATTCCTGGAACTTTGCCTCGTTTCCAGGATCCTCATAAAAGCTCTTTACGGCATCGAGAAACGTTGCTGCCAGGTTTTGAATGTCTGCAGGTGGGATAAGTGAAAGGTCAATCCCCTTCGGATCCTGCATCAGTCCCCGCATTTTCTACCTCGCTCATTCTTTCCGCTATCAGCTCATCCAGAGCCGACAAAATGCGTTCCTGTGTCTTCTGGGCGGCCTCATCGCTTTCAAATACCTTGTTACCGTTCAGAACCGTGGAAAGATACTGCGGAGAATAACTTTTCTTCTCCCCGTTCTCATCCACCTTATACACACATCGTGCCGCCAGCTCGATATTCGTGATCCGGTACTTATGCATTTGCCCGACAACATGCGCCGTCCAGTCCTCGTTAAGAACCAGTGCCATTCTTTACCTCCTGTCTTCTGCAAATTTCTTCTGGTTTACAGTTGAAACATTTCAACTAATAGAGTATAATTAGAACACCACTTTTAACTATCCTCTATCAACAGGGCTTTTTGCATTTTGTTTTGGTCTACCTTGTTCAACTGTCTATAGCGAGTGTAGCAAAACAAATTCAACTTGTCAAGAGGAATAAGAGAAAATTTTCGACTCGGAGGTGAAAAGAGTTGTCTTTCTATGACCGATATGCTGCAATCGCAGAAAAGCGTGGACTGGAACCCTGCTCACAAAAGGCCGCAAGCCTTTTCGGTTCCACCAAAGCGACAATCTCAAAATGGAACACAAAGGACATCACGCCACTTGGTAACACCGTGGCCGCCATTGCCGACGCGCTGGAAGTGTCAACAGACTATCTGTTAGGCCGTACCGATGATCCGACAGATTTTGCAAAGGGCAAAAAGAAACCGGCGGATCCGGCCCCGCAAAAGACCGTGGCCTTCCCAAAAGCGGGAAACGATACCCTGATCCAGCTCATCAGCAGACTGGATCCTACGGACCGTCTCAAGGCGGAAGGCGTGATTCAGGGAATGCTCATGCAGGATAAATACCTTCCTGGATCTCTTCCGAATGCCGCGCATATAAGGACAGACGTTCCCGTCACTCCTGACATGATCGCACACGACGAAGACATTATGAACGACGATGACTTTTGACCATTGTGACCATGCGCGGACAACAAATTCTATATCGTAACCATAGAAGGGGATGGTTTACATGACTTATGATAGCTTACTTGCCATAGCTGACAACCTTGGCCTTGTAACCAGGGAAAAGGATCTGCAGGCCTATGACGGACGTATCAAAGGCACCCGTGTAGCTATCCGCCGCACCATACCCACCAACCGGAAGAAAGCGTGCGTCCTGGCTGAAGAACTTGGACACTACTTCACTTCATCCGGTGATATCCTCGATGACACGCCCGAATCCAGAAAGCAGGAGCGCAAAGCAAGGATGTGGGCCTTTGACGTACAGATCGGATTACCCGGCCTTATCGAAGCAAAAGAGGCCGGCTGTAAGAACATGTATGAGACTGCAGAATATCTCGATGTTCCACAGAACTTTCTCAGAGATTGCCTGGAATGCTATCACGATAAATACGGCACACACGTTAAATATCAGGACTATGTGATCTTCTTTGATCCGTACATGGATGTCCTGACAATGCAGGAGGCGTTGAAATTACAAAATGACTGGTAAGAAGACAGATGGAGAAATGGCTGTCGTATATGCCCGGTTCTCATCAGCAAAACAGCATGAGACCTCCATTGAAGGTCAGCTTGCCGCTGCACAGAAATACGCGGAGAAAAAGGGATACACTATCATCCGGGAATACTGTGACAGAGCTAAAACCGGCACAAACGACAACAGAGAGGCCTTCCAGCAGATGTTACACGACTGTGCAAAACATCAGTTCAGTGTCATCATCGTCTGGAAGGTTGACCGGTTCGGACGTAACCGGGAAGAAATCACGTTCAACAAATACAAGGCGAAAAAGCACGGTGTCCGCGTCGAATACGTAGCTGAGAATGTAGTAGACGGACCGGAAGGCGTGATCCTGGAAAGCGTCCTGGAAGGCATGGCTGAATATTACAGCCTGCAGCTGTCCCAGAACGTAAGGCGCGGCCTGCTGGAAGCTGCAAAGAAGCATCACGTTCCAGGCGGCCGTGCAATCGCGTTCGGATACAAAGCCGCTGCAGACAAGACGTATGAAATTGATCCGGTAACCGGCCCCATCGCAAAGAAGATCTTTGAAATGTATGCTGCCGGCAGCACAGAGTTTGAAATCATCCGGTATCTGAATGAACAGGGACATCGTACAAAGCGCGGTGTAGCTTTTAATCGTTCATCCCTGAAAAAGATGCTGCACAATGAGTTATACATCGGCACATACATCTACAAGGACATAATCCGGGATGAAGACGCGGTTCCGGCCCTCGTAGATAAGGACACGTTCCGGAAGGTACAGGATATGCTGAAGATCAATAAAAGAATGCCATCGCATAAATGGTCATACTCTGATTATCTGCTAACAGGAAAACTGTTCTGCGGAAAATGCGGATCCTCGATGGTAGGAAAAAGCGGAACCAGCAGAACCGGAGATAAGCACTGCTATTATGGCTGCTGGAACCGGCATAACGGTAAAGGCTGTGATAAGCAGAACGTCCGGCAGGACTATATAGAACCACTTGTCCTTGCGAAGATCCACGAGATCCTTCATGATCCGGAGATCTTCCAGCTGATCGTAGACAAGACCTGGGAATTCTACCTGAAGCAAGATACAGAGCAGACAGAGATACAGGCAATGCAGACGGAGCTTGCCGGCGTAGAAAAGGGAATTGCAAATCTCGTGAAATCGGTTGAGAGCGGAATGCCCTTCGATCTGATACAGACACGCCTGGATGAACTGAACGGGCAGAAAGCGGCATTAAAAAAGGCCCTCGCGGATCGAGAGCTTTCAAAGGGGATTAAACTGACCAAAGAGCGCATTGAATTCTTCCTGGAAACCATGCGTGATATGGACACGGATAATCTGGATGCTAAAAAGCGACTGATCGATACTTTTGTCAATGCCATCTTCCTGTATGACGATCACTTCCTGATTACGCTGAATTTCAGCGGAGACGGGAATACAGTCAAGGTTGAAAACATAGAAAAAGCGACTACAGACGGCACTTCTGAAGTGTTCGACTGTAGTCGCTCACCCGTCCCCGAGAGGATTTGAACCTCCGACCTCACGCTTAGGAGGCGCGCGCTCTATCCAGCTGAGCTACGAGGACTTGTATAAAATTGATGATTTCGGCT